GAAAGGGGCAGGAAGAGGCTTTCCCCCTTCCTGCCCCCCTCCCCCGCGATTCCCCCCCCGGGCCCCCCCCCCCCCCTAAAGTGGCCGCGGGCCCCCCCCCCCCCCCTATGGGGGCAATTGGGCGCGTTGAGGGTGAGGGAGGGGCTCGCGTGAGTCTAACAAATTTCGGGTTCAGGTATAGACGTGCAAGCCCCCTTGATTTCCCCGGAGCGCACCAGTGCCAACAAGTGACGTTACTTGACCACGTTGCACAGCAAGTACGCGTACTTAACGTCTGCACCGGCCACGGTCTGAATGTTCACACGAATCTGCTTTGCACCTATTGGGACTTTACCCCTCAAGGTGTTCTTGCCGATTACCTTCCAACCAGTGGTGGTGCCCAGGTTAGCTGATACCCCACCAGGTAGACGGTTACCGGCAGCATCCAAGAACCCAATAGATACCTGCCCCGCGTTACCGGGGGTCGTCGCAATGTTCACCATGCAGGACATACTGAACATGCCGGGGTTAGTTACTGCCTGTACTTGTGATACGTTGGTACCGACACTTACAGGAGCAACTCGCATAGCTCCCTCTGTACCTTTAGGTCCAGCATTAGCCAGATACTCTACCACAGAGGATGTACCAGCCCCCTTATCTACCGTCCAAGTATCCAGGTTCCCATAACCAAAATTCCAGTTACTGAACGTGCTAAGACTGGAGTGCAAAGGACACGTACCCGCCCCGTTGCGTAGCTGCAGCATAACCCCAGAGGTTGTGACTGTACCGGCCCCTCCGATGAATGCGTGATACCCGAGCTCCTGCTCCTGCCGGTAGTGCCCGCCGTAAGGAACAGTTACACCTACAAGGTTCAGTAGGTTGTCGGTAGAGACATACAGAAGCGCCTGAGTCTGTCCAGGGTTGCCGTTTGTAACTATACTGCCCCCGATAATGTTGAATACGTTAGTGTGCCCAGCACTAATGTCAACGTATCTACGGGTACTAGCACTTCCAGGGTTCTCGAAGTTGCATCCGTTACAGGTTACTGTCGCACTACTCGCCGAATCCACAAAGAACGTGATGTTCAGGAACGAGCAGGTATTAAACACCATAGTGTATGAGGAGCAAGATAATCGGATATTACTACCTGCGCCATCGAAGAACTGGCAGTGGTAGAACGACAGAATCTCTCCAGAGTCATCTAGTCCAGCAGGCACATACAATATCCCGTTAGGGTTGAGGGCGTTTAGGCTGTTTACTTTGTAGAACACAAAGCGCCAAGAGTTGTGCCCCATTCGGATGTTGCGGTCAAACTTATCGAACGTGCACTCACGAACCTCGGTCTGCCCGTTATAGCTCTTGTCCGATCCCACTGTTTCCCTGCCAACCAGTAGCCCGTCTACTCCGGACGTTTTAGCACCAAACACGTACAGCCCCTGCAGGGCTGGGCTAAGGTTGTTGTAGTAGGCTGCGGGGGTATAGCTATAGCTGCTATTTATAGAAAACACAACCGAACCAGTAAACTCAGAACAGTCAATGCGCACTTTACCTTGATAGCCAATAATACCGGCCCTGGATGGGTCTACATTAATTGGAGTGCTTCCCTTGAATTTGTAAGTCGCCACCCCGATATACAGGTCCGTATTCACAGAAGCAGCGTACGCATAAGCCGCGGCCACTGCTGGCTTACTGTCTATATCTGAATTCGGTAGTGCACCAAACATATCTGCCCAGATAGGTCCGTTTACTACTCGAAGCAGCCGCACTCCATTACTAGCCACTACTACCGTGCCATCGTTACCTATAGCGGTGCTGCTGGTGCTGACCTTGAACAGCCCACCACCTAAACCAACCCCCTCATGCCAAGACAACAACCTAACAAGTTGCCCGTCCTCAGAGTGTGGGAATGCTTTTAGCTTAGCCATACTGGAGAATTGCGGGTACTCAATAGAATATCCCCCAGCCCTCACTACATCTACTAGTGCCATATATCATCACCTATCGTTTCAATTCAGCCGTGGCTGCGTTTACATTCTTATACTGGTTCCCAATGGCCTTGCTCTGCCGTTGCCTACGCTCCCACAGACCCCAGCACACTTTGTTGCGCTGTCCGTTGATGTACTGAGAGCAATCAAAGGTCCAGCGAGTACCCCCCTTGTGCACCCACCCAACTCCTGGGGAATTCTTCTGGTACTTGCTAATATAACGCCAGTCCAGTACAGCCTTCGCGGCAGATGCATAATCAAGGCTTTTGAGGTGGCGCTTCACGGAGCTTCCGTTGAAACCAGCCACGCCTACGTTGTACGTGAAGTCCAGGGCACCTAGCAGGGCCACGTCAGAGAGCTGCATAGGAAGCCCGTCAAGGGCTTTTGCATGCTCCCCTGCTGATTGTATCAGTTGCTTCTGACAATCGCTCAGCGTGGCTCTCTGGCCCATTTTGACGCCCTTTGTCTCACCGTAGCAGATAGTCGGTATACCCGCGCTGTCTTTGTAGGCGGTAAGGCTCAAGCCCTCGTTGTGCTGAATCACTCCAGTGATAGCACCGCCGAGCATAGTGGCCCCCGTGAGGGCTGCAATAACCTTAGTCCTTAAACTCATATTTAATAGTCCCCTTACGTGCCTGCTCCTCTAGGAGCTTGAATGTACGTCGCTTGTAATACGCATTCCACGCCAGGGCTAGCACCGCGCATACAGTCGCAGTGATGAAGCTGATAGTGCTCCAGTTCCAGCCCATTAACTCTGCCAACCAACCTCCTGATACCGTAGCGCCGGTAACTGCTGCACCTGCCCGGGTAGCGAGGTCCGACCCAACCATGTCTCCTACCTTAATCATCCTGCTGCCCCTTCTTCCTGAATAGCTTACGAATCACCAGAATGACCACTAGGAAGACCAGAGGAATGCTGGCCCCAGCTAATCCGGCGAGGATAAGACTGTAACTATCATTGTTAACCACCTGCAGGCGCTCTGCCTGGATTGTGCCGGTACTAATAGTCTGCACTTGCTTCTTGCTAGAAGTATCCAGAGTGCCTACGTTAGAATCTGATACATCAGTTTTGTTGGTGGTGCTGGAGTCCACCTTGTTATTCAAGCCAACGGTTTGTTTGGTGTTCTCGGCACCAACCTGAGCAGATACATCCGGCTTAGAACCAACTAAGCCGGTGAGTGCAGAGGTCGCCGAGCAACCAGTCAGAGTAACCGCGAGCAGTAACCCAGCGACCAGTTTACGCATTAGCTAACAGCCTTCACTGCAGCTACTGCGGCTTCAAGCGCAGCAATCTTGGTATCGAAGGTGGCACCAGTCTGAGCCACGTTCTGCGGCTGCGTAAGGATAGCATACAGATCCTTACCGAGAATGTTCAGCTGACGCAGCAGCTCCTGCTGTTGCGCTTGGGTTGCTTTTGCAATTGCCATGTGTACTCTCCTTATTCTGCCGCGTCAGTAGCGGCTACGAATGCACTCTGCAGTGCAGTGAACGAATCATCAAATGCTGTGCCGGAACCCTCACCGAGCGGCATGCCTGTACCCGTAAGGGCGACGTAGCCAGTCTTAGAGAGCTGCGAGAGCATGCTGAACAGGCGCGCCTGCAGCGTACCATCATCCTTAAAGGCTGTACCGGCACGGGTAGCCGTATAACCCTGGGACTGCATGTACGTGAAGAACGTGTTCAGCTTAGTCAGTGCAGTCGTACCTACGAAGCCTACGTTGTAGTCCGGCTGCACCTGCTTCTCCAGGTTCTGGCACGTGCCTACAATGGCGTACTGTACGTCCGCAGTTTTAGCTGCGATGATTGAGGCCATTATCTTCTTCCTCTATGTTGTTTACCTCTGCCGCGGTTCTGCAGCCGAGCAGCTACACCCCGAAGGCCCTTAGACACTTTGCTATGTGCCCAATCCAGCGGGTTCTCAATGAAGGCCCGAGCCATCTTCTCAGACTCACGCTCAGCCACCACTTTCTCATCTTCCACCAGGTGCCCGTTCAGCGTAGCCACCATCATGGCGATTGCGTCTGCTCGGTCATCCTTAGCAAGACTACCGCGGTCGTACGTGATGCCGGACAACTGTGCGAACGCAGAGTACAGCCAACGTCTATCGCGGGAGTACGCCATACAGGTACTGATATCGTCGTGAATGGCACGCTCATGCACCACCAGGCGATGACGCCGAGTAACTGGGCTGATTGTGTCGATGATACGACGCTCTTTCTGCGTGGAGTTATTCAAGTCCCGTACACCAATACCGGCGAGACGGCGCTCCCGCAGCCGGTTCAGGATAAGCATAGACACGGTACCGTGCCCCATGTTGCTCTCCACCACCATATCCGGGATGTCCAACTCTACGCACAGGTCAATCAGTTTATCAATGTTCTCTTCGCTGATACCCCCTTGGAAGCCGCCTACGGAGAATAGGTGAATGTACGAGTTCGCAGCACCCCCAGCAGCGTAGGACACTTCGTCTCCGCCACAACCAGCCGGGTCCACCACCAGCACCTTATGCTGGTACGGCAGGTGCATGTCCCCGTAGAATGCCGGAAAGTACATCTGCTGACCCATAATCCCCTCATGCTCATGCTGGTACAGGTACCGGCGGTCCGCAATGTAGGAGAATGTCTCCGGAGAGGAATCCTGGCTACCAGAGTAAACCAGCATATCAGAAAGCTTGATACGCGTACGCATCTGGTCGGACAGGGTGGTGTCGAGCATGTACTGCAGCTGGAAGCCCTCCGGACCAAAGTCCAGTTCCTTTTCAATCAGCGCATCCTCGTCATAGCGCCCGGGGTCCGTGCTCTCACCTAGCGTCCCATCAACACCGAAGCCGGTGCGTTTATAGCCGCGCTCAATAAGCTCCAGGATATAAGGAGCAAGTGTACTTCCATATCGCTCTTCCATTTCAACAGACGGAATGCGCCCGGGCCATACGCGGACCTCGAAGCCACGTCCCGGCAGGGTTTTATAGATGCTGTCCTTGGTCTGCGGTGTGCCCAGGTACAGTGTATCCCCGTGAGTACAGATAGCTGCGAAGTCTTTAGAAACCATCAGCAGCTGCTCACGCTGGGTTTGCGTTAAGCCGTTCTTGGTGGTCTCGATATCGTCTGGAATCAGCAGATCCGCACGCTTCCCCTGTAGGGATGCAGTGATACCTACACAGGCGACGCTGGCGGACTTATCCAGAGGTTTCAGGTCACAGTGTACGTCGTAACCTTCAAAGGAGGTTCGGTCCCCACGTGTAGGGTCGGCCTTCAAGTAGCACAGCAGCGGCCAGGTTTCCAGCATACGAATGATTAAGTTCGCTACGTCAGACGCCTGCTTCTCTGCACCGGACACAATCAGGATACGGCATGATTGGTCCTGGATGAGCCTCCAGACGGCGTACAGTGCAGCTAGTGTAGACTTAGCTTCACCACGCTGTGCGGCCACCATACGCTTCCTAGGGCCCTTCTGCATGTACTCTGCAATATCGGCCTGCATGTCCGTGAGGGTAAAGCCCAGGAACCGCATACCGATGTATGCGAATTCCCGGAAGTCGCTTAGCGCTGCGGCCATCATCATTGCGATGTCCTCGCGCTCCTCTTTGGGAATACTACGCGGATTCGCACTATAACCAGTAAGTTTCTGGTTGAGCATGCGCAGTCTTCGCGCAGTCTTCACCGATACCATTAGACAATTCCTTCTAGTAAGTCCTCAGAGTCTGAACCACTAATCTTGTTTAGAATCTCTTGCTTACGCGCCTCTCTACGCGCCGCTAGTTCGTCGTCGAACTCGTCACGAAGGTCCTGCATCTCCTCGGAATCTGCATCCGCGGTGATGTCATTGTCCTTCAAGAACTTAGCGATAACTGATTTATCTGCGGCGGGGAGCGGCACCTCGTCTTCCTTAGACTGCTTGATTTCTTCAATCAAGGCCTCGGTGAACATGCGGTGCAGCTCCGAGAGGCGACTACGTTTAGCTGCCCCAGCCATACTTCCTCCTATTATGAAGCCAGTACCCCGCTGGTACGAAGGGATGCCAGTAGAGCATTTAGTTGAGCCACTACATCTCCGGCACCTGTTGCATCAGGCACAGCTTCGGCTGTATCAAGATATGCCAAATCTCCCAGAGAGTCTGCCAAATAGTCCACAGACGCTTGTGTAGCGAAGCCGTCTCCTGCGGTTACATCGGCCCCCAGTCGGGCAGCCACAACCGTTCCGGCGGGGAGGGTCTCTGCAAACAGTATGGTGTTGTCTATAATCTCGAAACTGTAACCACGAATCTGCCCAACCCCGTTAATTTCCACGACAGCCTTAGTGAAGGCCAAGCCGGGAGTTACTTCGTCTGTAGCCTCGGCTAACACTGTACTCCAAGGGTAACTTACTGTCTCCACTCCGCTTATAAAGGTGTTCTCCAGAGCGGACGTGCGCGTACTCAAGGCATCGTCAGCGGCCTTCCGCGTAGCGGCCTCTGCGTCAATACGCTGCCCCAGCAAGGCGTCAGCGGCGTCGACGTATGCCTTAGTAGCAGCATCCTGGGAGTTGATTGGGTTGGCTAAGTCGGTTATGCGGTACCCGTTCATACTAATAGTGCCGTAGAATCCGGGGATAGCCCGACCCTCCACCAGCTCTTGCGCCAAGTGCAAGAACTGTGTGTTCTGGGAGTCTACGTTCACCTCGATGAACGGGGAGCCGCTAGCAAACTCAATGTACAGATACTCTCGCTCAGTCTTGCGAATGAGCAGTACCGTAGTGTCCACTGTTAGGGTTGTGTTAAGTCTGATATTAGTAGAGCTGGTCCAGGTGTACCCAGTGGTTTCCACCCCGTCTAGGTATACATGAATATAGGACTTGTCCAAATACTCAATATCGCACTGGATATCCTGGGTACCAGCTGGCTTGATTTGTTCTTGCCAGCTGTATGCCATATTAATCGTCTCCGAAGTTATTGATGATAGCTCGCGTAGGTGCGAATTCCTGGATTAACGGTACCTGCTTAGTGAAGGTCTTGATATCCATATCACCGGTAGCCAGGTCCTGCACAGCCCCAAGCAGTCCTGTGACATAACCCATAGACGCCAACGAGTGACGCGGTGAATCCCCAGTGAATATATCCTGCAGAAGCGAGATACCACCAATGGCGCTCATTCCCATTACAGCTTCCGTAACTAGTCTGCGAGTATCCGTATCCTTTCCATCCATGCTGTGCTTAGCCTTAGTGGCTAACAACATTAATGGGAATTGATATGCCATGATGTGCGCCAACCCAATCCACCCAGCATCGTTCAACTCTCGACGCAAAATCTTGTTGGTTGCGGCTACAGCAAAGCTTTGAAAGCCTACGATAAGCTTACCCACCGGGTTGAATTGAGCGAAGTGTGAAGTTTCACCGGTACGGATTTGCTGTACCAGATAGTCCATCATACGCACCCCTACAACCTCAATCTGCATCTGCAGCTCCGGGTCAAATACTGCGCCTGGGTTAGCCTTCTCTGCTGCAATAGCCCTATCCGCCACATCTCTGTCCAAGCCGAACTTCTCAAGGCGTTTGAATGCCTCGGAGTCGCCCTTGAACATCTGCTTGAGTTCGTCCGCTACAATGCCGGAGTTTAGGTTCACTTGCAACCTGTGCACCATGCTCATGCCGTTAACGTGACGCGCCGCCTGTCCTACGTTTTGCGTGACGTTGAACCAAGGGGCTTGTCTAGTTAAGTCAAGGTTGTCGTCTGCATAGGTGTTGAACCAACGAAAACGCATATCCCTTTGTACGCCGCCGCGCAGAATAGAGTCCAATCGCTCGGACATATCTTTGGAGCCAAACACCACAGCACCTTCTTTAAACCAGGGTTGCTCCGCCATACTTCTAGCTACCCGTGTCATACCGAAAGTCTTCAATGACAAAGCTGTATCGGTAAGCTGATATAGTCCGGAGTTCTTTAGCATGGTGGCATTTGCAATATTACCCGCAGCACGAAGCATATCCGGTAAGTTTGCATCTGCCGGCATCCCTCCGAGTATGAAGTCTATAGTGTCATCCACTACACGCTCCCACTTTTCGGGGTTAGCCACAGAGTGCTTGCTGGCGTTAATCATGGTTTCCAGAGTTTTAAGGTCGGACACTCCTGCGTAGGCCATACCCACCCTACCAGACATGCGATTAGTGTAGCCGTGCATAACCTTAGGTACATTCGTATCCATCAGGTCCTGCATACGCATAGCCTGCCCGTCAACCATGTACTCCTTGCTCATATTAAAGCGGTTACGGTGACGTAAGTTCCTAGCCGGGTTTGTGGCCCCTGAGCTTCTGAGGTTAGCTGCAGCAAAGCTGTTAATGGCACTATCAGAGACTCCTGCATTACGCATAGCCCCAAGCAGCTCATCTTCGCTCATGCCATTAATCAACTGCCTCCACATAGGCCCACGACCAGCGACCCTACCGTTGTATATACCATCCACCATTTCTTTAGCGACCTGCTGCACAACCTCAGGTTCAATGTTGGGGTAGATATCCCGCAGGGCTTGCCGGAATAAATCCCGGTAGTTGTCCAGAGTTCTGCCTTCCAATAACCCTTGGCGCAACTTGTCGTAGCTATATTGGCGCGGGAAGTAGTAGTCCGATTTTAAGACATCCGCATCATCCAGAAGCCCTGCTGCGCTCATATGGTCGTGCCACCTACCGGCCCACCCAGAGCGTTTATATGCTTCCACCAGGGGGGCTATATCCGCCTCTGGTACAGGTACTGCCCTTCCGTTTAACTGTGCATCATATGCGGAGTCCAAGTAGTGTCCCAGGCGGGACTCTAAATCCGCACGGGCCGCGCGGAAATTTGAGCGGTGGAAGAACCTAGATAGCGGTCCAATGTTACGAGCCTTTAACGCACTCAGTATAGCGTCTTCCACAATGACAGCGCTGGCATCCATCTCAAGGGTTAGGTTGCGCTTATAATCCACCACAGATGGACGGCGCGCGCCAACCGAAGTAGCGTCAGATACCAGGAGTCTGGCCAGGTCCTCACTTCCCTGAGCGATGTTATCATACAGGGCGAAGTTTCTAGCGAAAGCCTTTTTAATACCTTCCATCATAGCTTTAGCCTTTAAGAACTCGTTCTGTTCTCTTAGTGCGCCCTCTGCCGCTTCGCGCATAATGTCTGAGCGGAACTCGTACTGCGCAGCGCGGGTGTTGTCTGCGGACCACTTAACAGCAGCTTCAAATGTATTTAATACGTCATCTAAAGAAGAACCTCTAGCAGTAATCCCAAAGGCCTGCAGCACCGCCTCACCTAGCTGGCGAAGTACGGATTTACCCGCTGTTTGACTTGGCGTTCTGCTCAGAAGCTGCACCCAATCTGAGTTGTTAGCTAAACCCGCGAGCATCTCGTGCGGGTCGGAGGCGAGGTACTTTAGCTCCCCTTTAAGGTTTGCCGTTTGTTGAAGGTGCTCTTGAATCGGCTTTAAACGCTCTACAAGACTCGGGTCCGCATCCAGCGCTCTGGAGGTAGCTGCGTGAATTAGCTCATGCAGAGCTGCTCCTCGAGTCTCTGCGTCTGCAGCTCGCAGCGCGTCACCAACCGTATTCCAAGTGCTCCCCTCCGCTGCCGCCGGTGCGCGTAGCGCCACAGTACCAGGAGCTGTAAGGTTGTCCGGATTAAATGTGTACCTACTCCTAGCGACAACGCGGTCAGTGCCCGCCATTAGCGTGAAATCAACGTCGCGCACGACTGGCTCAATTGCGTCCAAAAGTACCTCTTGCCCCCGAGTCAACGTACCCGTGCTGCGGAGATACTGTGTAACGTGATGTGCCTTTAAGCTAACTCCCGCCACATTCTTAGCTTGTACAGTGATGGGTTCAGCCAACACTTCATCCATAATAGAGTCTAGGGTCCTCTCTCCTACTCCGGTAACATTAGTGTCCCTTGCTGTACGAGTTGTAGGCGCATCCGGGTCAAACGCAGGCTCTCGCCCTGTGCGCAGCTTTGCTGCCGCCTTTGCTGCCCTAGACATATCCCACAGTTGGTCTATACCGGAAACCCCTGCTATTAGTGCCGTTACCCCAGCAGACTGCCCCAACTGGTCCTGTGCATACACTGCCGTGGCGACATCACCAGCACGGATAGCAGAGCGCACTGCTAGGCCGGTACGACCAGCAATGCCCCCAGCCGCCATGGGGGCTAACATGAAGGGGGAGTCCCCCAGTAACATACCAGCTATTCCTGCAGCGACGTTGTCTGACATCATCCGGTCACGGTTACGTTGCGTAAGCATATCCTGTACGCGGTAATCATACTCTTCCCGGGAAGCGGCTCCGTGCAGATACTCAATTTCCCCTGCACTTGGTGTATACAGCTTTGTGCGGGAATCCGTGCCCAAGTACTTCTTCGCATCAAAACCCTGCTCTGGCATAAATGCCGGGGCAGAGGCCTTGCGGATAGCCGCAGCCACAATACTGTTACCTACCCCAGCAGCAAAGCTATCCCCTGCTGACGTCGCGGGGGTCTTGGCTTGAGCCATTAAGGATGCGCGCTCTAGGGCAGATACACCCCCATCATCAGCGTCATTCCAATCTACGCTTGCAGGCGCAGGTTTAAGTGTTGCGCCCTTAGCAGAATCCTTTTCCTGCGGATTCGGTTCTTGGTTCAGAAACTGAGCCATATTATCTCCTAAAAGAATTTTGATAAGGGGAGGCCCCGAAGGGCCTCTGTTAGTGCGTTACTTCAAATATCCAAGCCTGTAGATGTTGCTCGAGATACTGTTTACGCTTAGGTTGCGCTTCCTTATAGGCGGGCTGCTGTCTTAGAATAGTAAGAGCGGCAGCAGATGCCTGAGGGATGCTGTATAGCGCAGCCCCTGCGCTGTCTTTCGATTTGCGCACTGCGGCCATAGCCTCAGCCACCGGGCCGGAACTCCCGTTACCTCCGTGATAGTTCAGGTCCACCATAACCTTCATGGCGTCCGCAGAAGCACTCAAGCCCTGCCCGCGCAGCTGCTTGTTCACGTTCGGAATGTACTGCTGCTCCAGGGAGGATTTCAGAATGCTGATACCGTCGTCGATAGTAACCTTCTTCGGAACCGGCATACCGGAGTTGATGTGCAGGCCGAAGCCTACGCTTCCCTTACCTCTGCCTTCCCGGAATCCCTCGAACTGCATGGTGTTGGCAAGAATCTCACTGAATAGTGAAGGCTCTACACCGGCCCCATTACGCCCGTTGACCTGTACGCTCACAGCTCTGCCGTTGTCGTGGTCGTAGAACGTAGCTGGGCGGATACCGACCTGCTCACTGCCAATCTTCATCTCACCAGACAGTGCCTTATCGTAAGCGTCCTGTGCAGCTACCTGGACATCGCGGAGATTCACAGACATAGTCTGGAAGGTGCCCTTCTTGTCGAAGGTGGTGATGGTCATGTTCTGAGCGGAGTTACCTGCTGTAGCAGCCTGCACCACTACGCGCTCAAGGTTGCTTGGGTCGATTAAGGCGTTGACCTGGTTCTGAATCTGCTGCTGCAGGGATACCTTAAACTGCTCCTGGTCCCCTCGGTAATCCCCCATTAGGGATTGGATAGAAGTCCCAGCTGGCAGGTACACATGCCGAGGTGCTCCAGAGATATCCAGCTCCAGCTTACGGGCTTGGATGTTACCCTTGAGCATCGTGTTGATGTCGTCAGGGTCCTTACCAACCAACGACTCTGGGTTGTGGCTGTAGGTGTATCGGTACTCCTCTTCCATAGCAGCACGCGCTTCCTGACGCTGCGCATCCGCTGTACCAAAGAAGCTGAACCAGTTACTGGTGCCGCTAGGGTCCACCATCTTGTCCGTAGGGTTACTCTGGATGTTGCTGTAGCGACCACTGGCCTTGTTACGCACCTGGCGGCGCAGGTCATCCAAGATAGTATTGCTGGCATTACTCGGGTTTTGTGCAATAGCTTTCTGCACCACCCCCTGCCACTCGGACGGGACCTCAGACAGCAGTGCCATCTTACCTAAGTCCGTACTGGTGCTATAAGCCTGTGCCCACAAGTTGATGCTGTTTACGTTCTCACGGGAAACCTCACCATCCTCGCCTAGCTGGTCCAATGTAGTAAGCGTACGAGCCATGTCCGAAGACATACGCTTGTGCGCCTCGTTGACGGCCCACGCATCCTTGCTGTTGCTTCCGTACGCCAGCAGCTGCAGGTTCCCTTCCGGAGTGTCTGGAAAGCTCTTGAGCAGCTGAGTACGTGCCTTATCTAAGTCGCCCTTGAACATCCCCGCCAGAGCAGAGCTTGGCATATTCCCAGTAATTGCTGTGCGCAGTGCTTGGGCGTCTGCTGCCTTCTCTCGAATGGTCTGAGCCTTGTTCCAGAACTCCATGCTGGTCCCGGCGCTAAGTACATCAGATGCCGACAGCTCAATGACACGACTACGAATACGCGCCATTGTCTGTTCTTGCTGCTCAGGGGTCTGCCCCTCAAGAGACTGGATTGCATCAGAGATTTCGAAACGGGCCTGTGTCTCAATCTGAGCACCGGCGCGCTTGAACTCCTGATACAGTGCTGCGTTGACATCCACGGAGTTGACGCCGAGTTCCTTGGTGGCCATTTCCTGCAGCAGGTTAATTACCAGCGGGTCCTGCGTCTGCTGCGCTACACTAACCAGATACTGCTTAGCCCGGTCCAGCTTCTTGTTCTTGTCCAAGTGCTCCGCAGCCAGGATACTGTCTAAGCCCGTCTTAATGGACATCTGCGCGGCGGCACCCTGTCCTGCCTGCAGACGCTGATAGAACTCATCGCTGGACGCACTCAGTCCACGGTCAAGGGCACGGTCAGCCTGGGCCAGGGCGAACGCAGCACGTCCTTTCTGGAAGGCTGTATAGTTAGACATACTGGTAGCGCGGAGCTGCTGCAGTATACTCGTAGCAGACTGCTTGGACATATCCGGGAGATACATCCCGAGCTTGTCTGACATTGACTGTACGTGCTCTTGCTCCTGCTGCTGGAATTCCTCGTCAGTCAGCCCTGCCTCGGCAGCTTTCTTAGCCCTGGCGATGCTGTCTGTGCGCCACTTGGCTAGAGTGTCGTACGCGGCGGCGGATACGTAGCCGTCCTGGTAGGCTTCGCGCACGAAGATGTTTTGCTTCTGTACAGCCTCGTCCTTGGAGGCCATTGCATCTACTGCGCCCTGAGCATCCATAGCGCCGCGCACGGTGGCGGCTGCGGCGTTTTCTTTTACTGCCTCGTCGAAACCTACGCCGAAGTCCTGCATGAATCCAGACAGGGCGGCTAGGCGTTTTGCTTTGGAGGTATCAACAGATACTTCACTTACCGTTGACGGTAAGCTAACATCGTTGGACTGCAGTTGCACTCCTCCGATATTTAACCCCTGTCTACCGGGTTGAATTACAGGCATTTAGTATTCCTCCTAATTTACCAGGTGTGAACTGGGCTATTGCCCTTACTCCCCCATAAGTCATAGGAGGATGCCATGCTCTGCGTAGCTGACGCTCCGCTCCCAGGCGAAGAGCTGCCAGAGTCTGAAGATGACGCAGTGTTACCGGCGTACTGCCCAACAGCGGATGCCCCGACACTCAACAGTGAGTTAAACATGTTATCGTACGGGTCCTCCATATCCATGTTAGCCAGGCCGCTATCCACGGCCTTATCTGTCATTAGACGGAAGCCCTCTTCCTGAGTTGCCTGCTGGTCACGCACGCTGGCCTCTTGCCTCCCGGCTACAGTGTTAACCGTGGCTACGGCGTCTTTAACAGAGGCTCCCATAGTGCCGGAAGCTGCTGCCTGCAGCCCTACTTGGCTCTGTGCCTGCAGCTTCTGCTGCTGAATGTTAAACAGAGACACCTCAGTCCGGTCCCTGGACTGGGCGCGCTGTAGCGCGATGTCGTTTAGCTGTTTGGCTGTCTGTTGAATCACAGCCTTGTTCCTGGCCTTGGACACTTCAATCTGAGCACCCTGCCCCAGAACGGTCTTAGCGGCCATGGCCGCAACCATCCACCACATATTAAATTCTCCGTCTGCGTTGGTTGTAGCGCAGGATGTACGAGATATCCAGCACGTTCAGTTCCATAGAACCGTCAGTAAATAGTGACACCTCGGTTGTGTCTGCGTTAGTGCGGCATGGTACGGTAATCGTAGCCAAGTCCATACGCAGAGCCTGCCCAAGCGTCAGCTCCTTTGAGTTCATCAGGATACCAGTCAGTTCCCCGCCCCAATTGACGTCCCGCGGGGTGTCTAGTACCTGTACATCGAAGTGCCCGGAGTTACGTACTGCCACGTCCAGACGCAGCAGGCGCACATGCCCACTCCCCACGAGCTTGTCATTCTGGTCCCGTAGAATAGGCGTAGTTAGCGTGAACGTACTACGATAACGTCTCCCGATTACATAGGTGCCATCAGGTACGCCGCGTACAACCCGTAGGGTGTTCTCCCCGGCAATCTCCTTGATGCCAACCTCAGTAGGCCCCATAGGGTTGCTGGGTAAGTACGTTAGGATAAGCTCTTCCTTGTAGTTGTCCGCCCACCCAACCGGGCGCAATACCGCCGGAACAGTGAACACTCCGCCCTGCACTTGAACTTGCTTCTGCAAATCCGAGTAGGCTTCGCGGTATTCTGAGCCCAGCTGATAACCTTCACGCGGGTCCATAGACACAATCAGGAGCTTGTTGCTGGGACTGGGCCCTTGCATGTACAAGAACACCTCGTCCTCCAGCGCCTGTACGCTAAGGATTGGATACGGGAACGACCACTTATGCCACGCCGCCTGCATCTTAGCGCCGTCACTTCCGCCCCACATGAACTCGTAGACCAGCAGACTATTACGCTCTCCAGACATGCGCGAGAAGGCCATATTGGTGACACTGGAGTTTTGCATCTGCAATACCCTGCCTGGGATATACCGAGGTAGGTGCACCGTGGCATCCTGCGTAGTGTACTGCGCCGCGGTGTAAGGTGATGGGATTAGCTCCAGAATACCAGCGTAGCTGTCGTTGCGCTTGTTCGGGTATATTACTGTCTGCCCAGCCATTACCGGGGTAACACGGCTGTCACAATCGTAGGTGCTGGTAATGCTAATGCTTGCGTTGGTAGGCGTAAGCACTGCAGAGCCCGGCACAACAGCCTGCATGCTGTTAGCGAATAGGACCAGGTCTCGGTTGAACTGCACAGCGGTGCGGTACACAGAATCCTGCGCAGACGCAGAGCTAATGCTGATACGGTCCGTATCCAGCAGAGATGTCACGGTAGAACGATAGAAGCGCTGATACAGGCCAGAGGCCGACATATCCACGGAGCTACCACTAAGCAGGACCAGGCGGCCCTGAAAAGCTGCGATACCAGTGATGTAGCCATTCTCTATGAAACCGGGATTGCTGTTATTATCGTCGTTACCTGCTAAGCGCCCCTCCCAATCCCGCGCAATAATGTTGTCGTCCGCAGCAAGCTCTCTGGGCATATTCGTAATCTTGGTGATACTGCCGTATGCCCCAACCTCATACCAGGTACGTTCGCTGTAATTGAACTGATACCATGCAGTCTCCGACGAGGCCGTACCTACTCGGCACATTGCCCCATCGGCTTCTGCGGGGAGCTGTGCAGGCAGGTCCTGTTCCTGGGGAACCCTGCTCTGCCCTGACGCCACTGCATACGTATCACCAGAAGACGTACTCACTACTAAATTAGGTAGCCCGGCTATGTACATGTACGCCCCAAAGCCGACTACTGTACCCCCAGCCGCTGTGATAGCCGCACCTATACCATACCCGTTAGGGTCTCCATTAATAAGTGCGTTTATCACGAATGACGCAGATGCCCACTCTGCTGACTCTGTGCCACTACTGGCGTCAGGTACGTTATAGTACCCTGTGACGGATCCCCCCGACCAAGTCACCGTAACCTCCCAACGCTTCTGGAAAGCCGCAGCCTTGACGTAGAAGAATCCAGTAGTGCTGGGGTCAATACGCCCAGTATTGTCCACGGCAGTGACCGGAGCCATCTCCGTGTTTAAAATATAAGTCAGCCCCGCAATGCTGGCGGTCTGCAAGGAGGTCTGCCCTGCTGTTGCAATAAAGTACGGGTCGTTGCCCGAGCTAACGACGGTCTTTCCATTCTTAGCCAGCAGCCACCAGTTACCGTTGCTGGTGTTAATCAGCAGGTGCCTACCGTCAGTGCCACGCTCGACGTATTCAGTGAACAGGGAGTCAAGCCCCGGATTATCAATCGTACTCTCCCAGACAATCTCACCTGGAGGTCTGCGGCGGATACCAGAAACCGGGTCGCTTAGCATGTTCAGCTGCGCCCCCAGCTGCCCGGGCTGGCGCTCTCTTGGAACCTGCTGGGAGACCCCCTGCAGCAAGCTCTGTATAGTACCTTCTAATGATTGCGCCATAACCTCTCCTTAAACCATAAAACGAGCGCGGCGGATTCTGCGTGCAAAACGGGTCTTGCTGGTGCTGAACTTCTGATTGCGCAGATGCTCGCGCAGCACCATGCTCTTGTAACGCTCAGCCTCCTGTGCGTAATTGGCGTAGTTGCTGTCGCCGCCCAGGTCGTTGAGGTACACCTGTGCGGTGGTGTAATTAGCCACCCACATAGCGGCGTGCTCCGGCAGGTCCTCAAAGGCCAAATCCAGGACCACACGAATACGCACAGGTGCATCGAAGTATTGGTTCTGCTCTACCAGGTCGTATAGGTTCCCGTCACGTACCCCGTACTTGGATTCTGAGCAGGCGTCGTATACAGCCAGCTGGTTCCACGGTACCTTAATCAGGCCGTCGGTGGTGGGCGTAACTTCACGCTCGACCACGTTAAACCAGAATCCTGTGCTGAGTAACCCGCGACGGTTACGTGCGAGTGCAGAGCGAGCTAACCCAGCGCTAGGGTTGCTGGTTGATATGTCCATAACCCGGGATTCCCCCAGCGCCTCTAATGTTAAATTTACTGCATCTAATTCGCGGATAAACCACCCCCAATATTCTTAAGAGGGAAAACTTCCCGAGCTGCTCTCAAGTAGGCGGCCCGAGCATCCAGGATAGTGCTATACCTCCCGCAGTTTCTACGCTTAACCACTACGCAGAATCTTTTACGAGACTCGCTCCAAGAGAAGCCGAGCGCGCTATTCACGTTGGTGCAATTCTGTGCCTGACTTACATCTCTCAGATTCTCTATCCGATTGTCCGTACGCACACCATTAATGTGGTCTATAGTATCAGGCCAATACCCGTTGTGTAAGAACCACACAACCCTGTGCGCCAACAGGCGTCCAACCATAGAGTACCCGTTGCCGTGCATACCCACAACTCCTGCCGCATCACCTGGGTGGCGCACATTCCTACCGCGCCCGCACTTTACTGCAAAACGAAGGCAGGTTGGGCTGGTCTCATCGTAGTATACTTTAGTTTCAATACCCATATTTGTTCCTCTATTAAAGACCCCTTGGACCTTTAAGACAGGGACAAAAAAAAAGCCCCTGGCACCCGAAGGCACCAGGGGCGCGTATTACTCTTCCACAGTATCAGCGGCTACGTCAGTCGCCTTACGGGTTTTCTTGGTAGCCTTGCGGCCAGACTCAACCGATGCCACCTGGATATTCTTCGCTACATCGGTGGCGGCCTTAACCGCCTCCCGCTGAGCTGCATTGGCCCGGAGAGTCTCCAGACCGAACATAGCGATTACTGCCATTGAACCTCCAATTAGACCTACTTGGTGATGAAGGTGAACTTAGTCACTGCAGCGGTGTCCGGACGACGCAGACCGATGTTGTACATCGCGTAGCAGTCCAGCACGTTGCGGAACTCGCGCTCATCATCCCAGATACGGGAGGTGAACGGCTTAGCTTCAACAGTCACCAGGGTCTTGGACTTGCTGAAAGTCACCATACGGCACAGCGCGTCGTCATCGGTGACGGTGTAAGCAGAACCCAGCGGGTGCGTATCAGCCGAGGTCGGGAACTCGGTGCACTCTACTACCGGCACGCCGTTCATCTTCACTACACGACGGTCTTTGTAACCGTCGTTGTTGGACGGGCCGAATTCGATGTTCAGGAGCTTCGGATGCTCCAGCAGACGCGAATAGGTATCGACATCCACCAGAGTGACCATATCCGCCAGCGGGGTCTTGCGCTTGATGAGCTCATCAATACCAGCCTTGTGCGCCAGGTTGATGTTCATGGCGTTAGCCTCCATCTCAGCCTGAGTCAGCTGCGTGGTGGGGGTGTTACCTGGAATAAGGATAGCTGCGACCACCTCGATACCGCCATTGAACGCCGGTTTCAGGTGCGCCGGGGCAACCCAGGAACGGCCCTTGATGAGCTGAATCAGGTGCGCCTGGTCGAAGACCTCTGCGAACTCAGAGCCGTTGTTCTGACCCATCTCGGTCAGGAAGTCCGGGCCGGTCCAGTCATCCTGGTAGTCAATCGGGTTACGGATATACAGCACCGTATCCACCACGATAATCATCTTATCGTTACGGACCGGGGTGCTATCCAGCGCCTCACCAGAGCGACGACCCTTCACCGAGGAGGTGTTCAGGCGGTCAATACGGTAGGTGTTGGAACCGCTGATAGAGCGCTGGCTGGAGAGGCCCAGGAACAGAGCTTGGTACTGGAAGCGGGTATCCACTTCGTTCTGGTACACTTCCAGGTGAACGTCTACATCAGACTGCGCGCCTGCCCAGTGAGGTCTGGTCAAGCCAGCTTTATAGATGGTATCTGTCATATCTTACTTTTCCTTTTAAATGAGATTAAAGACCTACGCGCTTACCAGCTTCACGGCGTGCGAGCAAATCGTTATAACGTTGACTGAACTGCGGAGACGCCAAGCTACGGTTGCCCGCTTCCTGACGGAGTTTGGTATATTCTGCGCGGAATTCCGCAGCAGATAGTGCATTGTTGCTGGCTACACCGCGTACCATTGGATTCTGTGTCTTGATAAGACCCATATCCCGGCAGAAGCTTGCTACCAGCTCAGCGGCCTGCTTGAGCTCACCCGAGTTAGCGAGTACACGAGCTGCGTTACGCAGAGGTTCAGGGGCCTTGGAATTAAACAGCTGCGCTGCTACCTCCCAGTTCTCCTTACCGCCCACGATATCGTAAGCTTCCTGTACTGCCTTGGTGGCTTGACCAACCTGGTCTTCCAGGTACGCTGTAGCCAGCAACTCTGCATAAGCAGCGTGCTCTCCGAAACGTTCCTTAATGAAGGCCGTATCGATTAGGTTAGGGTCCTGATACTCCAGGGCCTTACCAAGTGCCCGCACCATATCAGAGTCAGTTAACCCAGAGACTTTCTGCAACATAGCTACACCGGCATCAATCGTCGGGTTGCCCGTCTTAGCCAGCTCCTGAGGCTGCTCCTTAGTGCTATCGCCACCCTTATCCAGGGCCGCTTTTAAGGCTTCGATATCCAGAGGAATCTTAGCAGGTTCAGGGGAATCTTTGCCCTGTTGCTGCTGGGTAGGGGTCTGCGCATCCTGCACGCCTTGATTGTTCGGGGCGCTAAGGGGAGCACCTAGGCCCGGAATCTTAGGGCCGCCTTGGTTCTCTACCTGTGTAGTTTCTACGTTTTGACCGTTTTCTACGTTATCCATCTATGCCTCTGTTGTTAACTTGGTAATAAGCCCAGCTGCTTACCTGCTACTGTCGGGTCTGCTGCTGTCAAGCCCTGGAGTTGGTCCTGTGCTGCACCTGCGGATACATCGGCAGACGCATCCTGAACCTGTTGCTTCTGCTGCAGCTGCTCTTCGGTGTACATGAACGGCTCGCTAACGATACCGTAGGCGTCGAAGTACCAATCTACGCACGCATCTTTGTTGAAGCGAGGAGTAATCTGCTCAAGCACCGGGATAGCCAGCTGCATGGACTGCGCCGCCTCTAACAGCTTGTCCGCTGCCGCGGCTTTAGCTAATGCGGAAGTACCCACAGTAACGTTGATGTTCACTACACCTTCACTGAGATAAAGCTTAAAGCGAGGATACACCAGTGCAGTATACAGGTACGCCAGCTTACGCAGCCAGGTGTCGCTCAGGATACTGAACCCACCACCCATAGCGGCTTCCGCCTCTTTGGCATTCTGGCGAATCTCGTAAGCCGTGACGCGCTCACCCTGCCGGGAGTTACCGGTATACATAAACGCACGAGACAGTTTCTGTTCGAGCATCTGAATGTTGCTGGCAATCCACTGAATCTTCTGGGCAGAGCCACCCTCGTAAGCAGTGACGGGGGATTTGCTGTTCCCGTTGGAACCACCACCGCCAACCTGCACAGCCTCACCCGTCCCCGACGTTGAGAACTCGTCCACGTCTAACCCAGAGCTTGCGTCAATCAGCGGGATTAACCTCGCAGACTCAACCTCGTAGTTAGTTAACGCTTCCGACAGTACGGATAATCTAGCGAAGTCCCCGGCGTAGTCCTCTACCAAGCCGCGCCCGTAGTGCTCACCACTAACAAGGTTCCACACCAGCACGTTATAAGGAAGCTCCAGCTCCGGGTAGGTGCTGCTGTCCCCGATATGGTGCCCGTCTGCTTCTTGATACACCTCGTAGCTTACTACCTCTGCACCGTCCTCTGTCCGCTTAACTTTGCGACAAGCGGCAGTGTAGATATCAACGTCGCCGTATGGGTCTTTGTCACGGTAGAAGGTGCCACGGAAATCTTCTGGCAGGTCCTGGACGCTTGCGCGCTCTCTGATAATGAGTCGCAGGACGTTCCCGCTTCCATCCCTTCGAACGGTAAAGTTACGGACTGAGTAGACGATGGATTTACCTGTCCGCTCATCAATATACTCCAACGCGTTACCTGTAACCAGCAGCAGCTTCACAGCTTGCAACTTCGCAGCATAACCGTCTTTCTCAAATACTTTCTGTGACGCCGTGTTCTCGACCTCGGCCAACTTAGATTCTGCCGTAGCTGCACTGCCCAGAGAACTAATGAACTCGTCCAGGTCCGAACTCTTGGAGAACCGGAAGAAACTAGTACCTTGTGGGAACAGTGCGCCTACAATCTTAGTGGCCGCAGTGTTGACCAGCTGCGCACCGGTACTCTGGTAGTCACGCTCCAGCGGCCTGCGTCTACCGTCCAGGGAATCGTCCCTGGTAAAGATAGTGCTGAGCGTCCACTGCGCGAACTTCTCAGAGGCATCCAAGACGCCCGCGTCCTGGTCCTTCTTAAAGAGTTCTGCTAATGTTGCTTTTTGTTCCAAGCTACCCCCTTACAGGCCCAGAGGATTGCTCTGCCCTGCTTGTCGCCGTTTCTTCTGCTCAGACGTAATTGCATCTGCAGATGCAGAGGCAGCCCCTGCAGGATCAATCTCAGCAATGTTATCTGCGGCGCTATTAGCCTCTAAGGCAGCCTGTTGTTTCGCTGCGCTAGCCTGCTGCTCTGCCAAGCGCTGCTGCGCCTCTAATCCTGCGTTGTCAGTAAGGCCGAGCATATCCGTGGCCTTGCCTAACAGTTTACCTAAACCACCACTCATTCTGACCTCACTAAATGATAAGTTGTTTTGTACGTATTACCAGACGTGCTCCGGCTAATGGCGATACGCCCAGCGCGCGCACACTTGGCTATTGCGTGCAGACCCTGCATAATCACAGACACTGCCGCGCCGTTGTCCGGTTTCAATACGAAGAAGTCTGTATACAGCACAGGCTCTACGTAATGACAGTCCTCTACAGCTTCTGGGTAGTAGCTGACAGCACCGACTAAGTCGCCTTGGGAGTCATAGACTCCTAGTATATACTGTTTACCCAGTATGCTGCCCAGTACTCTCCAGTAGTGCTGCTCTGGAGCTAGGCCCCGACTAATGCCGTGGCCCAGTTCGTGCAGTTGCTTCACTGCGTCTGTAATGTCGTCTGACTTATACAGAACCTTGAGAGTGTAGTTGGAAGTTTTACTAGTGTGTTTTAACTTCATTCCTACTCCGGTAACATTAAATTTTAGTAGGGTACCCAAACTGGTATACCGGCCTTTCTGCATAGCTCAACCATACCAGCGGTACCCCTTCCACCAGGAAAGGCGACGCAGTATTCTGGAAAGGCCAAGGATATCATGGCGGCGTTCCTGCGCATACCTGCAGATTTACCCTGCGCATCCCACAGGGCTGGCATACGCAGAACAAAAATACCAGATTCCAGGGCCCACCTGTCTGCCAGTGCGTCCGCCCCTCTGGCATTTCCATGTATCACTACAGATGGTTTGTTTGGTAGCATATCCATTGCGGTCTTTAGTGCTAAGTAGTCTGTGTAATCTCGCCCACCAGTTACTAGTACTCGCATACCATACCCTCAGCAGAAGAAGAAAGGTGATTCCAGTACCTGCCGGATGTCCAGAGTACCAACCTCAGGCATATCCAGGTCCGTCAGGTCTGCCCCAGCTGCTGCTGCCGCGCGAGTAATATCTCCCAGCAGGGCATGCTCTTCGTATAGGCGCACAAACTGTTCGCGGATGTGTCGGTGCATAGCATCAACATCAGCTGCATGTGTAGCCAGGGAGTCGTGAATCGGCACAATATCCAGACCATCAGCGGCACATAGAACCATCATCAAGTGTGTACTATCCAGGCTATGCACAAAGTTCGGGGCAATCCCGGAGGCTGCCTTGCGCTTGTTGCAGGTCTTGAAGTCCCGGTTATGCACGCGCAGGATAGTTAGGTTCATGCAGTCAATTCGTACCCGCACTTCTTCACGCTGTGTGTAGCGGTTCATTACTAGCCCACCCAGCGGCGTATACCACTGCAGGTGCTGGCTTGCCGGTACACGCCTAGCGAGGTTCTGCAAGTACGACATAACTGCCGCAGCAGCAGGGTTTGCTTCCTCGATAGCGGTGCGCATGCGCGGAGCCAGGTAGCACGACAGGTTCCATAGACTGTTAGTGTCAGTACCTTCATATCCCTCAGCGCAAGCGCCTTCGAAGATGTAGTCGCTGCAGCTTCGCACCGTGGCGCTGTAGAAGTAGGTCATGCTCGGGCGCTTGGTCATGCTGCGGGTGATTTCGTTTTCTCTCCAGTATGTGCTCTGGATAACGAAATCCTCCTTGTCCAGGTCCAGTATCACCTTCTCGTCCGTACGGCGCTTCACGTCCATATACAGGTCCGCTTTCTTGTCGTTACCCTCCCAGTACAGGTTCGTCAGACGGCCACCCACGGGGTCTCTCAGTAGCGCTGAGAGGTGCTGCCCACCTGAGTTCGTAGCGTCCATAGCAACCGGAGTTCTGGAGATGTACTCTTCTGGGCACGGAGAATCCAGAGCAGCCACCAGGTCGAGCACTGCCGCCAAGAAACACCACGGTGAATCGGCCTGCTTAAAAGCGTCCGAATCAAATGGATTCTCTGCAACTGAGCGGACAACTGCCATATTTTTATCAACCCAATCTGCGCGGTCTTCGAATAGGGTTTTGTCATAACCAAAGCAAGTGGCGACGTGCACTTTAAGCCAGAACAACCCTCTCTCTCCAAGAGGTTTACCTCTACCGAATTCCAGCAGAGCCTTCTGCAAATCAGAACCCTGCGGATGTAGCGAGGACTTGAAGTACAGGCGGTAGCGCCAATCAACACAAGTCGGGAAGTACAGGGCTTTCTCATCTTTGAATTCCTCTGCCATTTCCAACGTAGTCAGAAGGCTGCGTAGTTGAGATACACGCTTACGGTCGGCGCTGTACCATAGAGACATACGCGTCTTCCACTCACCGAAGCGGTCAAGCTCTTCCTCGGTGTAATTCTCTTTCGGAACCCCGTCCAGATACCACTCCGGTTTCGGCTCCGGTACTGAGCGAGGCATACCTATCCCAACACCCAGGGCCCGTGCTTCTTGCACCAGTTCCAGTATGCGCTTATTAATACGGTACGGGGTTTCCTGTGCCTTATTAAGCGCTTTTTTGATGCCGTCCGCGGACTTAAATGCTTCCGCTACTTCGCGGAGACGTGCGCGGTCGATGTGTGAGTTATGATAGGTCCCGCGATTGTCGATAGGGGTGAGGTACCCACCATCCCACAGAGTAGTGTGCTGCACCGGCGGTACCAGCATAGGTGGCTTCATGGTTACGGTATCAGCGGACTCTACCAGTTTCTGGAAGGCCTCCATAACGTCGTCAGCCGGATAGAGCATGCTCAGATTCCCGCTACAGTTCTTCCACTGGAACAGTCCCGTCTCAAACACTGCGGCACACAGCAGACGCCCTACGGAGATGTTCTGGGCATTGGTCCAAGGCTCGTGCCCATAGTGTACGTTCTCGGCACTGGCACGGAGCGTACGCAGGATGTGCGTAGGGGACTTCGTACGGCGCTCTGTGAGGTACTCATACACGCGGTCCATGTACGCTGGGGCTACGTTGCGTAACTGCAGAGCCAGTAGCTCTGACTGTACGTTTCTGCCCAGTGCGGACATTACCGCCTGTGCAGTCTGACGGCGACTGGCGGACTCGCCTGGGGCGACGCTGAACGCCTCAAACATTGTGCACAGGCTCAGGGTGGTCAGGACATCCAAGGGGATTAAGCGCAGGAACCGGCGGTACTTCCCACCAATGCCAGGGGCTTTGACATTTCGCATCTCATCGATAGCGGCAGCAGCCACTTCATATGCCGAAGTGAGCATACGCTGCGTCATAGGCAGGTTCATAATACCACCGTTCTGCAACGCGTCCGTAATCAGCTTACGTGCTCGCTCGATTCCGCGAATCTTATAGGTCTCCTCAAGCTCCAGCTGGCGTTTCACCAGTGCTTCCTCTGGTACTACAACCGTATTCAGGGCGCTAATCATAGGCGCTTAGTCTCCTTGGTTATGTCCGGTACTTCTAACTACTGATTGCGACTTACCCAGAGATTATACATCTCCAGGTAGTTTTTAGCGGCGCGTTCGTCGCCCCGTTCTACTGCTTTCTGCCACATCATGTGGCACCACTCAGAGGGACTGCAATGCACGATATGCTTCCTCTGCTGTGGGACAAGGCCGTGTGTATTGCCGCGTACCTTGCACTTGCTTCCGCCCAAACCAGGCACCCTTTCGCACATGAAATGACACACCCTTAAATCCGGAGGTATTATTCCGCATGACCCCACGATTCTCCATGTTTACAGACCGGGGAACGGCTCGTAGGTTTGAAATTCGAAAGTCCAGCTTATTCTGGTTTATGTGGTCTATCTCCATGCCCGCTGGGATTTCACCGTGAACCATGACGTATACTAATCTGTGCGTAAGATAACGCACGCCTTTGAAGCACGTGCGTGGATATCCTGTATTACTTATTTCAGTGGCGGCATCAGATTTATACCGGCTCCTTTTTACTCTGCGGGTTAAGGTTCCATTCACGTGGTCATATACAAAGGCGGCCTCTAGCGCCTGTTTACTTGGCGTCAATGCACTTACCTCTGTGTTGCTCGTATAGTTCTGAGTACTTGTCGGACTTGGCAATGTCCTGCTCCAGTTTATCCTTGTTCCCGGCGCGCAGTCTGTACTTTAATCTGTTGCCCAAACAGTAACCGTAGAACTGCTCCTGCGTCATACTGCGGGCAATCACCTCAATTGCCTCTAGGTCCGGGAAGAACTGGTAGTGCTTAGGGGAATTTACTACGTCAGAAACAGTCTCACTTGTCGAATGTGAGAGCTGGAATAATTCCGCTTTCCAGCTGGTTCCACACTCAGCTAAGGTTAGGAGCCCGTCTTCTACATTGGTCACTAACCTAGGGGCTCTAGGGTCTACCTGTAGTTGTCCACAAATGTCCGCCCAGACACCTCCTGCGTGATGCTCTTTGCGCACAACAAAATCACCTACGTGGAATTTAGTGGGTTTAATCATTTAATAGTCTCCCGTGCTTTGCGTCGTGCTCTGGCCTTACGGGCCTTGAGCTTCTGTGCTTGTGCCAATTCTTCCGGCGTCTTGTGCGTGTAGTATAGCATATCCGTGGGTTCGCGGTCTAAGTAATCGGCGACCCTACGCAGAGATTCAGCAATAGCCCCAGAAGATTGCATGCTACCAACAATCCAGCGCCCAGCGGCAGATGCCACTTTGCCTTCCCCTCCATTGCATGAGCGATGAAGAGCACCCCGAATACGCCCAGTAATATGATCGTGGTCAACGACAACAGAATCACCAGTTACCCCCTTGATTGTGAAGTCCAAAGGTTTGCCACAAAGGGGGCAGATACCTCCCTGGTCTTTGGCAAGCTTAATCGCCACGGAGCGAATCTGTGCCCGTGTAATCTTTCTTAGGGCCATACTTCAATCTCCCCCACTACATCCAGCATAGCATTGTCGTGAATGAGAGAATCCAAATGCTCAACCGTTCTTCGATGTGTCTTGGGTGCTCGTTCACGTAGCGCGTCCAGAATAGTTTCAAGTTCATCGTGTTTCCCCTCGTAGTATAACTCAATCGCCCGCAGGCTCATTTCCTTCGCAGACATCTTCGCCATTGTCTGGGTGCTCCTGTATCCACTGTATATGCTGTTTATGGTACTCGTGCAGCGAATGCACCCAGTCACGCAGACTGGGAGTAGTCAACAGTGACATCAGATACAGGTACGCTGAATCTGATTGGGAGCGCCTCAGCCACAGGCATTCAGCCTCTGCGAGTACGTCTTGGTTGTTTCGAGCATAAGCCGCTACAACGAATTCTGCGGCGTCCTGCTCCGAGGTAATAGGGTGGATAGCATCAAAGGCCGTTCGCTTCCCACAGAGCTTCCCATCAAGCAATGTGATGCCTTTGACGTTATCTGCGTCATCTCCTGCTAGCATCTGCCACCAGAAGAACTTAGTGCCGTGCGCTCGTACCGGCATAGCCTGGGTATCGTCCCACTTAATCCAGCCGAAGGGGTTATCCAAGGCAGGCCACACGGTTCCGGTAGGGATATCGAACCGAGCCATAGGGCTGAGCCAAGAATCCTTGTCCTGCGACATCAGGATTCCCCGGTCCCCGAAGCTGTACGAATCCATTACAAAGAGGTCGTCGGCCTCAAAGTAGTCACTGCTTACCACCTGTATGCCATGCTCAGAATACTGGTCCGGGTTCTCAATCAGGTGCCGCTTCAACGGTGCCTTGAGTGGCAGCTCCTGACGCTTATTGCGGTTCCCTTGGTACGGCTTAGCTGTGGGTAGGTGCCAGCGCAAGCACTTAGCACAGCCTGTAGGCGTTAGATACGCCACTGCTTCTGAGCAACCGACCAGGAACATGTCCTCAAGCAGCAGCTGATAGAAGCGGCGTATCGCGGTATCTAGCCGTTTCACTGTAGCAGCGGCTTTGTACACGCAAAAGTCCGCATCATACAGCAGAATCTTCCCAGAGTTCTGCGGAGCTAACTGCTCTGGGAGCTGGGATAAGTCAACCCCGTTGATAATCATTAAACCCCCGTAACCTTCTTAGTTAACTTACGCGCCCAAGATTCCCAGGCGGCCAGTGCCTTGCTGTTCTCTACCTTCTCAAACAACCAGCACAGGATGGCTACAGGCACTAGAGGGGCCACTAACATAAAATAAAATACTTTGGCAAAAACGTTTCGCATCATTTACCTTCCAGTTCAGACAGCACCAGCACGGTGCCGAGCATGTCCCCGATTACTTCCGGCGTACGCAGACTCTGGTCTGCATCGTAAATGCAGGAACCAATCTCAGCCAGTCCGATGCTGAGGGTACCGACAACGCGGATAAGCACGAGGTCATCACCACGTAACTTATCTGCATGTGCCACCAGGTCATTGTGCTCTTTGAAGGCAGTGGCGGCCAGCTCCAGGTCCATGCCGTACAGGGCCGCCAACTTGTCCAACGCGGTGTAAACACTATCCAGGCAGTTGATGCGTACACCATACACTGAGGCATCATGCACTGCGTTGCTTACTACAATAGCCAGATTCTTGTATGCGTCTAGTACTTGGTCCATTATTTATACCCCCAGGAAGTTAGCTACTTCGTCACGCTTAGCGCGCAGTTTATCGGCCTGCTCAGCATGCTTTGCTGCTTCATCTTTGCTGTGCTTGGAGGCCTCTACTCTCGCCTCGGATTGGGCGGCCAGACGCACTGCGTCGTCTGCGAACTTAACTGACAACTGCTCGTTAAACTGTGCTTTGGCATCGGCACGTTTAGCTTCGGCTGTGTAGGCCGCGCTCAGGAGTTTGCTAAGGATGTAGATGGTGCTCATAGGCTTCCTCTAAGGCCCCTATGCGGGGCCTATTAGTTTAGGTTAGTGTCGTTTAGCTTTAGGTGCAGAATGTGCTTCGGGGCTAGTATGCTTCCCCGAAAGCAGGGCATCACGCCTAGCCTTCATTTCAGCAACAACCCTGTTAAGGCGCACAGCTAAAGATAGCATGTATTCAAGGCTTCTTTGTTTGTTCACGGGTACCTCCGTATATTAGGCTTGAGGTGCAGCGGGCGCTGCTGGCGCCACAGGAGCCGCAGGGGCCACTGATGCAGCCGGTGCAGCGGGGGCAGCCGGTGCAGAAGGAGCAGCAGGTGCCTGCATAGCTGACGGACTCGGAACCGAACTAGCGTTCAGCATAATGTCCAGAGCACTGCCCGGGAAGTCTACAGCTTTATACATGTCCTCCTGAATCCAGTTCTTGCTTTTGCCGTCGTCGAAGGTGCCTTCGATGTGCAGGCTATCCCAGGTCTCTTTGGTTGGGTTGTTCCACAGGAACAGCTTAATCTCGGAGGCGTCCAGGGCTGGCATCTTGATAGGCTCGCCGGTGTTCGGGTCGAACTTCGGAATCGGGCGGATACCAGACAGGTCCACGATGTTAGACTTCTTGCCCGCGGCACTGGTGTGCTCATCAATCGGGAAGGTGAAGGCCTGCCCCAGACGCTGTGCTGCATGCTTAATGCTATTGTCGTAGTTGAGCTTGTCGAAGAACTTCTTGAAGCCTGCTCGCTCAAAGTTACTGATAGCCATCGGGTACGGGCGGATACGCTTCACTTCGCCGTTGGGGCCGAACACTACAATGCCGATACGTACGTTAGCCACTGCAGGCTTACCGGTAGGCTTACCACCCTTGGTCGGCAGGCGCTTACCAATTTCCACATACTCAGTGAAGTAACCATAGTATTCACCCTTCGGCAGCAGAACGTCCTCGTATGCCCCGCCCTGGGCGGTCTCCCGCATATCTACATCTTGGGTTTCGATTGCTGCGTCTACCAGAGCGTTCAGGGATGCCAGTACATTCGTAGTCATATAACTTATACCTCGTTAGAAAATTGTTTGTGATGCTGAGAGATAACTGCTTGTCGTGCTAAGTGGGCCTCTTCTGCGGTAGCGTAGAATCCTAGGTGGTGCTGTACCTCATCTGTTTGTATGTAGGCACGCCACTTACCGTTGCTTTTACGATAGGACACACCACGATACCCCGACTGGGAATCCTTCCGTAAGCCTGCATTCTTCGCGTTTCCTGCTTTATTGGCCTCTCTTAAATTGACCCACCGATTATCTGTGCGGTTTCTGTTTACGTGGTCTATGACATTCGGCCAACGTCCACACATTAAGGCGAAGGCCAGTCGATGTGCAAAG